TACCAAGTTAGATAAAGTCGTAGTTCCTGTTTTAGCCCTTGGCACAGTAGCTTTGGCATTTTTATTTATTGGATTTTTGATATTTATTGATGTAGCCACTGACCAGCAACAAATGATTATCTTTGCATTAGGGTTTATCACTAGCTCTGCTGGACAAGTACTTTCTTTTTACTTTGGTAGCAGTCAAGGAAGCAAAGAAAAAACTAAAGAAATGCAAGGAATAATGAAAAAATGACACAATTAAGCGAACACTTTTCTTTTGAGGAATTGACACACACAGATCATCGAGAGTTTGATAACACCCCAAATGCTGATGAATTGGCTAATTTGACCCGTTTAGCGTCTTTTTTGGAAGAGGTTAAAGGGGTTTTAGGTGGTAAACCTATTATGATTAATAGCGCTTTTCGTTGTAAGCAAGTAAATGACGCTGTTGGATCTAAAGATAGTTCTCAGCATCGCGTAGGGTGCGCCGCAGATTTTAGAGTTCCTAACATGACCCCAGATGAGGTTGTAAAAGCTATTATTGCTAGCGGCATTGGTTACGATCAAATAATTCGTGAGTTTGACCGTTGGACACATATCAGCGTACCGAATGTTGCTGGTGGATTGCCACGCCGTCAAGCTTTGATTATTGATAAATCTGGAACTCGTTCTTACACTTAAAACCGTTGAATTTATAAGGAGACACGCTTAAAATGGCTACTAAGAAACCTATCTGGGATAAGGCTCGTCCGAAGAGCCTTGGTGAACCGAAGTCTTTAACCCCAAAGCAAAAGGCTTCTGCTAAAGCGCGAGCAAGTCGTGCTGGAAGGCAGTATCCAAATTTGGTAGATAATATGGCTGTCGCCAAAGGCAAGAAATGACAGTAGCTACAGTATTAACTTACGACTCGCTAGTAGCGGATGTTCTATCTTATTTAGAGCGTTCTGATGATGCCACTGTCCAAAAAATTCCAACTTTTATCATGTTGGCAGAGTCAAAAATTGCCAATGAAATTAAGGTTTTAGGTCAGCAAAAGGTTGTAAATAGCAACTTAATTACTGGTAATGGGGTGCTTCAAAAGCCAGCTAGATGGCGCAAAACCGTATCGATGAACTATACAGATGCTTCTGGTAACAGAACCCCTATTTTGCTACGAAAATATGAGTATTTAAGAACCTATTGGCCAAGCACTTCATCCACTAGCGCGCCAAAATATTACTGTGATTATGACTATGATCACTGGCTAATTGCCCCTACACCAGATTCAAATTATGCGTTTGAGATTCTTTATTATGAGCGTTTACAGCCGCTAGATTCATCAAATCAAACTAACTGGGTGACTATCAACTGCCCTCAATTAATGCTGTATGGAACACTTCTAGAAGCTATGCCATTCCTCAAAACGGATGAACGGATGCAGATGTGGCAAGCAGAATATGATCGCATTATGAATTCGTTAAAAACCGAAGATGCTGGTCGAATTGTTGATAGGCAACAAGTTGTTACCGAAGGAAAAATATGACAAGTTATATAAATGCGTTTACGGGTGATGTAGTTCAGCCACAAGATGTTAGCTATACAGCTATTAGCCTTACAGCTAGTAACTCACCAATACAGCTTGTTTGGCCAATTAACGGTAATGTAACTACTAGCAATACATGCGCCAGAATCATTGATGTAACCACTACTGCGGCATCTTTAATATTAGATTTACCCCCAGCAAGCCAAGCTTCAGTTGGTCAAGATGTACTATTAAGAAACATTTCTGGATATACATTTACCGTAAAAGATTACGGCGGAAATGTTATTTGCACACTTGATGTTGGCGCTTCTAAATACCTATATTTAACCAACAATTCCACTGAAGCTGGAACTTGGTCAGTTATTGCTTTTGGCGTTGGTAGCTCTTCTGTTGACGCTGGTCAATTGGCTGGTTATGGTTTAAAAGCTATTGGAGCAACTTTAAATCAATCTTATCCAGTTAACACAATCTTTGGTGGCACTACCCTTGATTCAACCAACAGATCTCAGTTTGTTGTTTATAGTGGTGGTGTAGGAACAATTAATTTGCCAGCATCCACAACTGTTGGAAATAACTGGTTTGCCATGATCAGAAATAATGGCACTGGCATTTTGACTATTCAGCCATCTGGAACTGACACAATTGACGGGAATGCTTTACAACAGCTTCAGTTAACAGAATCTCTAGTAATTGTTTCAAATGGTGTTGATGGATATAACACTTTTGGATACGGTCAAGCAATTCAATTTTACTTTACTATTTTAAGCAAAGTTATTACTGGCGGAACAGTAACTCTAACAGCGGCAGAAGCTAGCAATATTATTCAAGAATTTAGCGGTGTGTTAACTTCTAACTGCATAGTTATTTTGCCATCAACTGTTCAGTTATATTCCATACAAAATTCTTGTACTGGAGCTTATTCAGTAACATTTAAAACTAGCGCTGTTGGCGCTACAACTTATGTTGTTCCAGCAAACAATACTGCATTGCTTATTTGCGATGGCACTAATGTATACAGTGCAAATACCTCTACTGTAACCTCAATTACTTCCGCATCTTTAACCGCTGGAAGTATTACTTCTCCATCTTTAAACTTTTCAGCTAATACATCAACAGGCTTATATCTGCCTGGGGTAGGGCAATTAGGTTTAACTGTAAATGGTTCTGGAGGTCTTATTTTGACTACCTCTGGAGTTACTATTCTTAATGCTTTAACGGTTGGTGGCAATGTAATCTCATCTGGTACGGGAACATTTACTGGTGGTATTTCAGGCGGTACATTTTGACAGCTAAAGTCATATCTCTTCAAATTAAGGCTGGCATTCAGCGTGATGGAACGCTGTTTGACGCACCTTGTTATGTTAATGGTTTATGGACTAGATTTCAGCGTGGTCGTCCCCGTAAAATTGGTGGATATAACGCTATGTTTTTAAATGCCGATGAAATATCTCGCGGCATGATTATGAATTCAGAAGACGGATTAAATTATGTTTATTCTGGATCGCAAAGCAAACTTCAATTATGGAGCGTTAATGACTCAGCTGGAGTGGGAACAGGTCCAGTTGATATTACATTATCAGACTTTACTTCCAATCCAAAAAATTTATGGCAGTTTGATATTGGATATGACTCTAATGGCGGTGCAAACAAAATTATTGGACATCCTGGGTTAAACCTAACAAATATTGATAACACCCAAAATAGTCCCGTTTTATTAGGTGATTTTGCTGGAACAACAATGGCAAAAATCACAGATAGCTCTGGAGTAAACCCAACTGGAAGCACAATCTCAGTTTCTGGCGGCGCTTGTATGTTGTACCCATATTTATTTGTGTATGGCAATAATGGGTTAATTCAAAACTGTTCAGCTGGAAACTTTTCCAATTGGAATAGCGCAGACTCAAACATAAATAATGTAGCAACTGGAAAAATTGTTAAGGGATTACCAGTTCGTGGTGGTACAACATCACCATCAGGTTTATTTTGGTCTTTAGATTCATTAATTCGCGTTAGTTACGCTCCAACAACGGTTGGTACAAATACTCTTTATTGGCGTTATGACATTGTTTCAAGCCAATCATCCATTATGTCTTCTCAGTGTGTTATTGAATACGATGGTGTTTTTTACTGGATTGGTACTGATAGATTTTTGATGTACAACGGAGTAGTGCAAGAAGTTCCAAATCAAATGAACTTTAATTACTTCTTTAACAATTTAAATTACGCTCAAAGACAAAAAGTTTGGGTATCTAAAGTTCCTCGCTGGGGTGAAATTTGGTTCTTTTTCCCAAATGGTGATGCAACAGAATGTAACGATGCAGTAATCTTTAATGTTAGGGATCAGGTGTGGTATGACGCTGGTCAAGCAATTGGAGCAAGACGCTCAGCTGGTTGCTTTACCGAAGTATTTAAAAAACCAGTTTGGGCTGGTAATGATGAAAATACAGTTGGCACATACACTCTTTGGCAACATGAAATTGGCTCTGATCAAATTTATTTGGGTACGCAAAGTGCAGTTCAATCTTATATTGAAACTAATTCATTAGGTTGGAATACGGGCGGGCCAGGCACTAATGAGGTTGTTGGACGAAATCGATGGATTCGTTTAGAGCGTTTTGAGCCAGACTTTAATCAATCTGGATCAATGAACCTTTATATCACTGGTAAGTCTTATGCCAATGATCA